GGCGGCCGTTTCGATATGCAACACACCATCCGTCGGCGTTGGTATAATACCATGTTCCGTCTGCTCCGACTTCTATCGTTCCGCCGTTTTCGATCCATTTACGGAAAGATGGCGAAAACAGAGGCTTTTTCACGCCGGAATACGGTATATCTTTCGCTTTGTCCGTAGATTTAAGGGTATAAATCTCGCCTTTTTTCTCGACTTTTTTCGGCGTTGGAATCAATTCTGCCGGAACTTTGGCTTTTTTACGCACTGATTCCGCTGACTCTAATATACCACTTTCTTTACCGACTGTCAACTCAGAAATTTCCGTTTGTGCCTGCCCGTTTTGCAACTCGGAGAGGGTAAATGCATTTTTTACTTCCGCATTTGTTTTTTTCCATAGCGCGCTCAGTTCGCTTCCAAGGGTCCCGGATGGGCCACTGTCAGGCACTTTGCCGCCGGCCAAAGAAAGTTGAGGCGTTGTAAAGGGACCGACGCTGTCCAATACAGTGTTTACCTTATCCCCTACCGCATTTCCTATGGCCTTTGCGGATTCTTTCAGCGCATTGCCGATGGATTTTGCGGAATCTTTTCCCACTGTGTATTGCTGTTTGAGAATCCGGCTTGCTGTGTCGTAGAACGATGTTTCCTGAGGATTTTGCTGCATTTGCGTGGAATTCGTGCGGGCGATTGAGCGGAATGCAAGGCGTTCCGCAGAATCGTCCGTACGGGATGGGCCGCCATCATTCATTGCAAGATATGCATTTCGGGACAGTGTATCTGTGTTATCTGCGGCATTTTGCGTCAATAGTGTGTCACTTTCGCCCGTCTGGGCTAGATAAACCGCTCTGGCTAACCTGTCGTTGTAATCCTCTCCGCTTTGCTGCACATTCGTACCCTGCGGGCCGGTCATAGCGGTGTTGACGTCGGTCACTTCCGTATGGCTGAGGGTAGCATCGGGGCTTGGCTGGGTACGGGCGACGGTAGTGTTCACACGCGGATTTGCATTTTGCTGCACGTTCGTACCCTGCGGGCCGGTCATGGCAGTATTGACGTCGGTCACTTCCGTATGGCTGAGGGTAGCATCGGGGTTTGGCTGGGTACGGGCGACGGTGGTGTTCACACGCGGATTTGCATTTTGCTGCACGTTCGTACCCTGCGGGCCGATCATGGCGGTATTGACGTCGGTCACTTCCGTATGGCTGTTATGATCGGGATTTCCCCCCATATTGCCGGGGATGGAGGCAATCATACCAATCAGACCGCTGTAAAGGATGTCCTTTAGGGATGACAGATCGGCAGTTGCATCGTAAGTACAGCGCTTTGCCCACGGTTCTACAATGGTTTCCAGCATTTCCTCTACGCCTTCGCCTACTGAACCGAAACAGGTATTTACCACCTTCGCCATTTTCGGATCCGAAGTGATCTGTTTTGTAACCTGCATAATTACATCATCGGCCGATCCCTTAAAACCGGTTAGTTTTCCGGGAATTTTACCCACAAGGGTTTCGATTGCCGTTGATACCGATCCGGTCAAAAGGCCGTATGCAATCTGTTGACTCTCCGACGCACCTTCGTCACGTGCTTCTTTCATGGCATCTCCCGCAGCTGCCACTCCGTTTAATGTGAACGAGGCAACCGTTCCTACTACCGGTATCGCTGCGATTCCTACGCTGATTGCCGAGTCTACCAGAGCAACTGCTGCATCTACCATCAACTGCCCTTTTTCTCCAAGGCCCTCTTTTGCTTCCGAAAGAAGCGCATCGGAAACGGTATACAGCTTATCTGCTCCGGCCTGCCAGTCCAAATAGGGATTATCCGTTTTTTGTATGATCTCATCGTAACGGGAACGACTGGTTTCGTCACCGATTCCCATCAGTTGTTCAAACTGCTTCAGACCCCTCGCAATGCTATTGATTTCATCACGCACCGTAAATATGTCGAAGACGCCTTTCCTTTGCAATGTACCTATGGTGTTCATTAAACCTGCACCAAAATCGACCACACTGCTGCCTGCAGCATAGGCAATTCGTTTGCTTGTATCCTGAAGCCACAAAAACGAATCTTCGATCCACTTCCGTTCATCTTCCGTGGGGGCAACAGAAGCCACCTGCTTCACCGCCGACACAAAATCCGCATCCGCCGGGGCAACGGCGCCCATTGTGGGGGATGTATAAGAGTCCGACTCCACCAAACTTCCGCTTGCATCATACACCGGGGCCGTCTCATCGTCGTGAAACTCGATGAGGCCCGTTTCCGCATTGTAGCGGTATGCATTGGAATCGATTTTCGGCACGCCCAAGGTGAAGGCGTTTCTATCCACCTGACTTCCTGACGGGTCGTACACCGGGGTGGGCGGGATTTGCGCGGAGCGCAAATCCTCTTGGCGAGTTTGCGATCCTCGCAAACTCGGGACGGAGTTGGTGCCAGCGGCAGTTTGGGCACTGCCTAACAGCGTGTAGGAGCCGTATTCCACCAAGCTGCCTGACGGGTCGTACACCGGCTCGTAGGGGACGGCGCTTGTCGACGTCCCGGAGGTGGTGTCTTGCACCGGGTACGAAGAAACGCTTTCCCCGCTTGATGTGCCTGACCCTTGCGTTGACCCGGCATGGTCGAGTTCGGACATGATGGCATCGTACACCATTAAATTTTCACTTGGCGGGATTTGCGCGGAGCGCAAATCCTCTTGGCGAGTTTGCGATCCTCGCAAACTCGTGACGGAGTTGGTGCCAGCGGCAGTTTGGGCACTGCCTGACAGCGTGTAGGAGCCGGGGTCGACAAGGCTTCCGCTTGAATCGTACACCGGAGCCGCCGGGTCTTTCGTTTGTGTCGGCTGTGCCGTTTGGACAGTGGTGCCCACAGGGACGGCGTAGCCGTTCATAAGCTCCGGGGAGTCCGCTTCCACTTCGTAGGTGTTTGACGGTGTCTGAAACGCTGCAGGATTTGCGCGGATCAGTGCCGCAAGTTCTTTGGGACTGAGGCTCATGCGTTATCCCAGCCCCCTTGCGTCGGTGGTATATACTAAATATTTTTCTTTCATTTTTTCTTCCGTTCTTCCGTATTTCCCCCGCATCGGGGGAGAATTTGATCCTTTCTTTAATTTTTCTTCCATACTGCACAGTACAGAACATATGTTCTGTATTTTTTCGTAATTTCGCGGTTTTTTTCACCCATTTCGTCATGAGTCGGATGTAAACGGAACGTCATAAATGCCGTTCCCTACGGCGTCAAATTCCTGATTCCAGCCGGCGGCGGATCTGGCCGGCGTGGGGATAGCTTAGGGAGTCCATCAGCTGCCAGAACAGAAGCTGGGTCTTGGGATCGGTGGGGTTGCCGAAGGTACCGGACACGAAGTTCTGCCGCGTCTCCTGCCACATCGCCTCACGGTTGGCCGCCAAAGATGCGGCGTGGTCGGTAGAAAAAAGGAAGTCCAGATCGTAATAGGGCTGTCCCGCCGCATCCACGGCGAGAAAATCGTACTTTGAAAACTGCTCGTACCCGGCGTTGCCCCGGTCGTCTTCCATGTATACGTTTCGCGGCTCGTCGGTGAAGGCCACCAGAAACTTCGCCATCACCGCAAACAGCTCACTGTATGCCGCACGCTTCATCACACGCTTACTCTCCAGTCTGCCCGCCGACTGGTTGGCGGCAAACTCCTTGGCACGACCGCTGGTGGCGGTGGTGTCCCGCTTACCCTGATAGCTGTCGGTAATGCCAAGACTCGACCGTGCCCACTGGTAGTTGAGTTCCAGCGCCTGCATGTCGGCGGCCATGTTGGGCTGTACGTTGATGACGTCAATCATCGCCTTGTCTGCCGGGTTGTCCAGCTCAATGACCTTGAGTTCCTCGTCGGTACGGCGGATGCGTACTTTCTTTGGAAGCGTGACAAAGCTTCCGCCCTTGAGAAGCTTCTCCTCAATCTTCGTACCGAGCTTTGCCACCGCCGTCTGCTGGTCGGCGATGATGGCAATGTCACTGGATCCCAAAAAGCTTCCGGGCAGACTGACGTTTTTACGGTGTACCACCGGGTACACGTCCGGTGCGGCGTAGGGGATGGCAGTACCTGCCGGGAGAATCTCCCCGGTGGAAAGAACCAGATCCCGGGACAAAATCTCCTGCCGCAGGGTACGTAAGACCACATCCTTACTGCCGCATACGGGGCAGACCTCCTCCCCATCGGTACCGGCGCCGCAGGTCTTGCACACTTTGGTGCGCCGCGCCTGATAGTCGTCGTTTTCTTCCAGCACCGTATCCCCAACCCATGTGATGAGACCGATCCCACCTGCGTCGTTGCGGTAGTAGCACAGGATCTGCGTGACCACGTCACTGTCGCCGCTGTCGCCGGTATCGGGAAGAAGCGACTCGTCGGAAGATGCCACCGATACCCCGTACCGCTTCAAAATGTACTCCTTGGTGCGTCCCATGAGGACAAACAGGTAGTCCATGTCCGCAATTTCGTACACGCCGGGCTGGGGGATCACCTGCCTCGGGTGGAGGCCCGTGACGCTGAGCTCACCGCTGGAATCGTGGGATGCGGAGAGAGAGTCCCACTCCACAAGGAAAAACGCACTGCCCTGGGTGGGGCAAATGCGCTCCTGCTCGTCGTTTAAGGACGCAAAGGAGAGCCGTTCCAGTTCGTTGCGGAGCTTATGCTCCAATTTCCGCGCCTTATGCTCGTCGGAAAGACGGTACGCCGTGACCTTCGGCTGGGGTATGGTGGTGTCCACCTGTGTCTCGATGAGCTCAAAGGCGATGTTTCGTACGTTTGTGGCGTCCCTGCCCCAGCCGCCCTTCGTGGAACGGATGCGGTGGCTGCCCATACGCATCGCCTCCCGCTCGTCCATCTCACGGCGGTCATGTTCGCAGTTTAGTACCGCCAGCGTGAATTTTTCCTGCCAGTATTCCAGATTACGCATTGCTTACTTCCCTCCAAAATCTTTCGTCACTTCCCGGTACCGTTGTGTTGCCGTCCATCAAACTCTCATACAGTACCCCGTCGTAGTCCACAACATCCCCCACGTCGTAGGCATCGTGGGCACCGCTGGGCTCAGCCCACAGAGGGTACCCCGCCGCAGATAAGCCAATAGGCTCATACAGTGCCGGGAGCGTATCCGGCGGCCACCCTTCCTGTGAGGTGTGTTCCTGCACCACTTCATAGATCTGCGCTTCACCCACGGCGTTTTCGCCGTATGTAATGCGATCATGTGCACGGTACGTTTTCCCCGCCTGCCACGGGTCAAAGACACAGGCAATCTCCTGCGCTTCCTCACGCGGCAGCGTCATGGCGTACTTCTGCATCACGCGCCGCAGCTGTTCGGCTGCCTGCAGATGTCTGTTTGTCATGCTTTCACCCCCAAAAGTGTATTGAGTACGTCCTCCGTCGTCGGGGCAGGGTCTTGGGCCTGCGGAAGAGACGCAAGGTAAGCGGCAAGCGCTTCTTCGTTGATAGTCATCGCCGTCACCGTCTCCCCGTCGTGCGCTATCGTTACAAACCCGGCGGGGGAAGTAGAATAAAAGATCCTCTCAAATTCCTCCGGGCACCATAAATACCCTGCGGGAAGCGTCTCTTCATCCCATGTCTGGATCGGGGGACGGTACCCGTTTTCGTAAGCTTTCATTTGAATAATGTTCATCGTATTCCCTCCTTTAGCCAATTGCGACCCAATAATAGGTTCTGTCACTTCTATTGCACTGGTAATCTGCGTTTGTGCTGTCATCGCCGGAGAAAGAATTCCACTCAACAGCGGTGCTTCCCCATGTTGCTTTGACAAACACGCTTTTTGTCGTTTTGATGGCACAGTAGGTACCTGGATTTACTCCGATAATATAATTTGCAGCCTGTGCATTTTCGCACACAAAGAAAAACTTTGCGGCAAATCCGACTGTAATCTTATTATTCGTACTCTGCCAGGTATTGTTTCCCGTATAGCTTCCGGTCTTGAGTTTCAGCGGCGTGGAACTCAGCCAGCTGTCGGGGATCTTGCCGCCCGTAATTTTGGCAAGAGTTACGGCTCCGTCGGCAAGCTTTGCATTCGTCACCGCACCGTCGGCAAGCTTGGATGCGGCGATGCCTCCGTCCGGGAGCTTGCCGCCTGTGATGCTTCCGTCAGCAAGCTTCGCACTTGTCACAGACTCGTCGGCAAGCTTTTCCGTTTTGACTGCGCCATCGGCGATTTTTTCCGTAATTACGGCGTCTGCGGCAAGCTTTGCCGCCGTGATGCATGCGTTCATCAGCTTTGCAGTCGATACGACGGTGTCCCCTAATTTCGCAGTGGTGATACTGCCGTCGGGAATCGCACCCAGCGACACATTGTTAATGTTTTCCTGCAGGGTACGAAGCTGCTCCTGTACCGTAGCCGCATCCCCTACCCCTGTAAAGGGAGCTGCACCGATCTCACCTGCACCGCCTGTCGCCGCAAGGGTATCCACAAGCGCATTGAACGCATCGATTGCGACCTTTACCAGCGCATCAAACGCCGCCTTGTTCTCTGCCGCCGTACCGGTCATACGGTCCGGCAGAGACGCAATTTGATTTTTCTTTATCTGTTCTTCCGTTATTTTTTGTAATGCCATGTATGTTGCTCCTTTTTTATTGACATGATAGTTTTTTAAAGATATAATAATAGTAGAATTTGACTATAAGGAGTGTATTGTATGCTGATTCGCCCCTCTGCCGCCATTCGGCAGAACTATAACGAGATCGCCGCCCTATGCAAGGAAAGCGAGGAGCCGGTCTACCTGACCAAAAACGGCGAAGGAGATTTGGTTGTCATGGACATTGACGCCTTCTCCCGTCGGGAAAAGATGCTCGCACTGCGGGAAAAGCTGCTGCAGGTGGAGGAAGAGCGGCTTGCAGGGGTAGAAGGCTGCAGTCTCGACGAGCTGGAAGAAGAGCTCACAGCATGCATCGGTGACCGCCCATGACCTACAAGGTGATCGTCTCCAACACCGCACGGCTGCAGCTGCGCAGCCATATTGCGTTTCTGGCTTCCGTCAGCCCCTCCGGTGCACGGAGCACCAAACAGCGGCTGATGGATGCGTTTCGATCTCTGGAGCACATGCCCCAGCGGTATCCGTTTTTGGACGAGGAGTTCCTCCCCCGCAGCAAATACCGCAAGCTCTACGTGCCATCCTGCTATCTGATCCTCTATCAGATTCGGGACGCGACCGTCTATATCGATTACGTTTTAGACTGTCGGCAGGACTACAGCTGGCTGCTCCCGACCTGACCCTGACCCGCCCAAAAGGCGGGCTTTTTTTTATTCCTTACTATAGCTGCCCTTCGTGTACACCTTCTCGATCTTGTACACACCAAAGGCTTCGTTTACTTCCGCATTCCGTACAATAATCTGCGCCGTCAGGTACTTTTTCACCTTACTGTTTAACATCACCGTCTGGGGACTTTCCACGCCGTTGAAGGTGAACCGCTCAAAGTCGATATCCTCCCAACTAAGGATATCCATGGTGCTCTGCCGTACCCGCCTGCCGGTATCCCGCTCCGTGCGTACCGAAATCTCCACGCTGGACCGGGCGAAGGGCTTGATCGTCACACTGCACCCACGCTTGCGCATGGTCTTGTACTGGCCGATGAACCCATCATCGTCGGCCAATGTCTCCCAGTAGGCATCAATTGCCG